CCCAGAGCTTAAAGATTTTAAAATTCAGCTTTTAGACAACCAAGACCCATTTTGGGAAAAAAATAAAGCGGACGTTGCATTCGAGTATGCACCAACTTCTGAGATGATGGAGGGACTGACCACCTACTTGCCCCTTCCTACTTTTTATGTAAAAAGCACATTTGACGTAAGAGATAACAGCTTTAAATTTTATTCAAAAAGAAACATCAAGTCAAANTTTGCGTTAGCCATACAAGATTACATTTCTCAAAAAGAAGGGTTTGTTAGGCCCGAACTTCTTAACCCCAAAGAGCAACGAAGTGAGACGGCAGCGCAAGCCCGAANGGCTGAAANCGATTTTCGATACAACATTGAACGTTCACAAGGCTACGATGGTCCCAGACAAACTCTTTCTCCAATGGATGAGTATCGCGCATCCCTGTTGGGGTATCCGGCTAAAATAGAGGAAACGACAACTTCTCCGTTAGCTCAACGTCGGGAAGCCGCCATGCGTTATGACACTAGTTTCACGTCACCCGAGCGATACAAACAAGATGTAATAAGAGCTTATGGTGATCGAAAGCTAGACGTGTATCCAACTTACTTTGGCGATTTAATGGGGGATATGAATAATCCCGCAAAGTTTACAATAGATTACCAAAGTCCTTTATTTGACATAATTGAAAACCTTCCGCAAGAAAAAGGTACGGGCAATCAATTTTTAGCAGGGATTAAAAAAGCGGGCGTTAAACAAGAAGATCTTTTGTATTCGGGCCTAGAAAGTTTTTTGACTAACAGGAACTCGGTCACTAAAAGTGAAATAAGAGACCGGTTGTATGAGCGAGAAGTGCCCGTATATGAGAAGTTTTTGGAAAACGATAAAGGTGAAACTACTTTTTTTCCTCTCTCATACACTACGGGTAGAAGCGACGGCTTTGAATTAGCAAAGGAAGCTCAACTTCGTGACCCACGGTCCTTGGCGCTTATAACTCAAAGAGACCCTTTGACAGAAGTTGATTTTGTTCCTAAGCACGAATTGCCCGAAAACACTTTTGCTCATATGCGTTTTAACACACGCACTATCCGTGTAAATGGAAAACCTATTGAAGTTTTGTTTATTGATGAGATTCAATCGGATTGGCATCAAGAAGCTAGCCGGTTAATAAATAAATTGATTGAAACAGAGGCCCCCAACCCTGAAACAGGCAAAAGATCCGGAAAGATAGTTGGTGGTCAGGCCTTAGACGAGTTGGTAGATCAAAGATTAGAACAAGTTCCGGACATTCAATACGATAGTACGATTCCTAATAAAATTGCTGACGAGGCAATGAAGAAAACAGAAGAAATAGTCGGCAATTATAACTATGCGAAAGAAAAAACTTACAAGCAAGAATATGCTAAGGCGGCCAAAAAAATATTAAATATTTCTGACGCAGAAATAAAAGCCTACGCCAAGAAAAAAGTTTATGGGGCTGAAGATAGTCAGCAGGCCTTAATATTGCCGGACGGGGCCTTTAAAGATAATTGGTACGAATTGTCTTTTAGAAGGTTGGTCAGAGAAGCGGTTGAAGAAGGTTTGGACGGGGTAGCTTTTACTCCAGATTACTTGCAAAACGCTCGGTACGGCAAACAAAACGCGGATCCAAAAGATCAATTTGCTTTTTACGACAAAGTTTTAGCGCCGTATGTTCAAAAGTATGCCAAGCAAAACGGCACAAAGCTTGAGACGGCGAAACAAGGCTCCTCAACTCTCCGTTTTGCGAGTAATGAAGCAATGGAGAAAGCGGGTTATTCCTCTGACCTTCCCGTCTACTATATGCCGCTAAGTGACGAAATTAAAAAAATGTATCGTAAACCAATACCTACCTATGCCATGGGCGGTGGTGTAGGTTCCATGGCCCCTGTAGCGACAAACATGTTCCGAGGGTATGATGATGTGCGACGTGGCGTAGGTGCTTATGCCCCGCTCATTAGGAGAGCTTAATGGCTAATGGTGATGACATGGCTCAATTAACTTCTTTGATGGACAGTACGGCCATGGGGCCGGACAGTTTTGAAGAGGAGATGGAAATAGACATAGAGATCGCAGCCCCCGGCACTTTTGTTGGAAAAGTTAACGAAGTGCTGCCGGAGGGTATAGAGATTGAGCCGCAGGAAGATGGCGGCGTAGTGATTGATCTAGACCCACAGAAGATGATGGGTATAGATGAAGGTGACTTTTACCGTAATCTTGCGGAAGAGTTGGATGACCGTGAACTATCTTCTTTATCTTCTCAGCTTTTGGCTGATTTTGAGTCAAACAAAGCTTCGCGTTCTGAGTGGGAAGATGCGTATTCAAAGGGCCTTGGTCTTTTGGGTTACACGTATGAAGAGCGCACGATGCCTTTTCGGGGGGCTACTGGCGTAACGCACCCGCTTTTGGCGGAGGCTGCCACGCAATTTCAAGCACAAGCGTTTAATGAGCTTTTACCGCCTTCAGGTCCGGTTAGGACACAAATTGTGGGTGAGAAGACCCGCGACAGTGAAGCGCAAGCATTTCGTGTTAAGGAATTTATGAACTACTACATCACTAATGTGATGGAGGAGTACACGCCTGAGTTTGATCAGATGTTGTTTTATTTGCCTTTGGCGGGGTCTACGTTTAAGAAGGTTTATTACGACGAAGCGATGGATCGTGCGGTCAGTAGGTTTGTACCGGCAGAAGATATTGTGGTGCCTTATGGTGCCAGCGATTTAGATTCGTGTGAGAACATTACCCAGGTTGTAAAGATGACGCTTAATGATCTGCGTATTCGTCAGGTCATGGGGTTCTATAGAGACATACCTGTTATTCCATCTCAGTCTAACGACGGTGAAGTTATTGATGAGATGAGTAAATTAGAGGGCATGGAGCCGGGAAATTTGGATTATGACTGCACTTTGCTTGAGTGCCATGTCAATTTGGATTTAGAAGGCTTTGAAGATATGGGGGAGGATGGCGAGCCCACCGGTATAAAAATACCGTATATCGTCACAATAAGCGAAGATAATGGTCAAGTTCTGGCTGTTCGCCGCAACTTTAGAGAAGAAGACGATCGAAGAAAAAAGATACCGTACTTTGTTCATTACAAGTTTTTGCCCGGCTTTGGGTTTTATGGTCTAGGTTTGATTCATACCATTGGCGGCTTGTCTCGTACAGCCACGGCAGCACTGCGTCAGTTGATTGATGCGGGTACGTTGTCGAACCTACCGGCAGGCTTTAAGGCCCGTGGCCTACGGGTCCGGGATGATGATGAGCCATTACAGCCGGGAGAGTTCCGTGATGTAGATGCCCCCGGGGGCGCTATCCGTGATTCTTTGATGCCGTTGCCGTTTAAAGGGCCGGATACAGTTTTGTTTCAGCTGCTAGGCTTCGTGGTAGACGCTGGTAGGCGTTTTGCGACCATAACCGACATGAAGGTAGGGGATGGCAATCAGCAGGCCGCTGTGGGCACTACAGTAGCCCTTTTGGAGCAAGGCTCTCGGGTTATGAGTGCCGTTCACAAACGCTTGCACTACGGCATGCGGCAGGAATTTAAAGCTCTTGCTAGGGTCATGTCTGAATATCTACCGCAGGAATATCCGTATGCGGTAGCGGGCGGCAATCGTAATGTCATGCAAGAGGACTTTGATGACCGGGTAGACGTAGTTCCGGTATCGAACCCCAACTCGTTTTCACAAGCGCAGCGTATTTCTTTGGCGCAATCTCAGTTGCAGATGGCCATGCAGGCCCCACAAATGCACGATATGCACGAAGCGTATCGACGTATGTACGAAGCTTTGGGTGTCAATGATGTTGATAAGATATTAATAGCACCGTCTTCAGAAGATCCGATACCAAAAGATCCCGCGCAGGAGAATATGGACGCTTTGGATGGGGTTCAGTTAAAAGCTTTTGAGGGTCAAGACCATGATGCGCACATACAGACGCACCTGATATTTATGACATCTCCGACTTTGCAAGCGTTGCCTCAAGCGGCAATAGCTTTACAGAAGCATATTATTGAGCATGTGAAGTTGAAATGTCAGGAAATGGCTACGGCACAGATGTTGCAACAGACCGGCGGTCAGCCTTTGACTTCGGATATGGAACTACAGTTAGAAGCCATGATTGCTCAGTTAAATGCACAAGAATTTGCTAAGCTCAAACAGCTTACGGCTCAGATTTCGGGTCAAAATCAAGGTGATCCTTTGATTCAATTGAAGCAACAAGAGTTGCAGCTGGATGCTCAAAAAGACCAGCGAGATGCACAGATGGATCAAGCTGAATTACAAATGGATCAACAAAGAATGACTAACAAGCAGACAGAGTTCCAGCAGCGTCTTGCTAGTCAAGAAAGACAAACGCAGGCTAGGATTGATGCGGCCTTACAACGTGAATTGTTAAAAAGAGGTGATTGATGTGAAAGTTAAAGTGAACGGTGCGCCCCCTCAAGATCCCCCCAAGCCTGTAAATAAGGCGGTAATTAAGGGTCAAGGGTCTATTCCTTACGCTAAAGCAGTAGAAGAAAAGACTCCAGATACTATGTTTGCCAAGGTAACTACCGGTAAAAAAAGAGGTATGGGAGCGGCTTTACGTGGCTCACGCTTTACCAACGCGTAAATTAGGGGATTCTGATGTTAGAAGCTTTAATAGGCCCGGTAACGGGTCTTCTCGACAAATTTATACCGGATGCCGGAGAAAAACAGAGGCTTGCCCATGAAATTGCAACCATGTCAGAGCGGCATGCTCAAGAGCTTGCTAAAGGTCAGATTGAAATTAATAAGGCTGAAGCGGCACACAAAAGCATGTTTGTTGCGGGCTGGAGGCCTTTTGTTGGGTGGACTTGCGGGGTGGCTTTGGCTTGGCACTTTATTGGCCAGCCTATTGCTGTGTTTGTCATCACACATTTGCTGGTATTGATGCCCCTCCGTTACCTGTTTTTGAAATGGAAAGCCTGCTTACAGTTTTGCTCGGAATGCTTGGACTTGGTGGTTTACGAACCTTTGAGAAGACCAAGCAAGTAGCTCGCGAAAAATGACACCAGAGCAGCTTAACGCATGGCGCATCATTCCACGAATTCTGATGTTCGCAATGATCGCCATGACGTATAGAGCCGTCGAGTGGTTTATGTCTTTGCCAGATCCGAATCCAGAGCAAGCGGCACTTGTTTCTGTGATGACAGGAGCCCTTACAGGCGCGTTTGGTTTGTTTTTAGGCAAGAAAGAGTGACCTACAAATATTTCAAAGAAGAAGAATTTGTCTGTCAAGAAACAGGTGAAAACGAAATAGTTCCGGAGTTTATTCATCGTTTAGATGAATTAAGAAAGGTGTGTTCATTTCCTTTTACGATTACATCTGGATACCGCTCGCCAAAACACAGCCTGGAAGCGGTAAAAGCCGCCCCGGGAAAACACACAGAAGGGATCGCGGCAGACATAAGAGTTGTAAACGGGATTCAACGCCGGACAATTGTAGAAAAAGCATTAACCTTGGGTTTTGGCGGCATTGGCGTGGCTAAAACGTTTGTTCATGTAGATATTCGTGAATCTACTCCGGTTATTTGGACATATTGACTTGTTGTTTTTATACCCACATGGTATATAGATACGATTGTATAAGACGGAGCGCATGTGGATTCTTTACAGTTAGCTCAATTTATTCAAAAAACAATTAAAGAACGCCGAGTTCAAGTTTTAGAAATGTTGGAAAACAACGGCATAAAATCAATGGAGCAATATCAAAATCTAATGGGCGAAATATCGGCTTTAAATTTTGTCTTACAGGAACTCACGGGCCTGCTAGAAAAACAGGAAAAATTAAATGACTGAAGCAGCAGAAAAATTGGATTTGGAAACTGCCGTAGAAGGCGTTAAATCGCTTTACAAGGCTCCTCAACAAAAAGTCCTTGATCCAAAGGCCGTTGATAAAAATCTTTTAGACCGTATGCCACAGCCCACTGGTTGGCGCATGTTGATTCTCCCGTATCGTGGTAAAGAAACCACAGAGGGGGGCATTTTTATTCCCAATAAAGTTTTAAATGATTCTCAAATCCAAACGGTTGTAGGTTATGTCGTGAAACAAGGGCCTTTGTGTTACAAAGATTCGGAAAAGTTTCCGGATGGCCCGTGGTGTGAAGAAAAACAATGGGTTGTTTTTGCTAGATATGCGGGATCTAGATTTCGTATTGAGGGGGGAGAGTGTCGCATTTTGAATGATGATGAAGTATTGGCGACCATTGACGATCCAGAAGATATTCTTAGTCTGTAACGGAGGAATACAGCATGGCTAGTGCTGCGGAAGATACTCAATTTGAATTAGATGTAGGAGATGCCGAAGAAACGGAAGTGGAAGTAGAGCTTTCTTCGGAAAAAGAAACGTCAGAACAAACTTCGGTAGAGCTAGAAACAAGCTCTGAATCAACCGCCGAGTCTTTTTCTGACGATTCGGAAATAGAACAATACAGTGATTCTGTAAAAAAACGCATAAATCGATTAACTAAAAAAATGCGAGACGCGGAGCGAGAACGCGAAGAAGCTTTAAGCTACGCCCAAAAAATACAGTCGGAATCGCAACAAATTCGGCAAAGAATGCANAATTTAGATCAAGGTTTTATGGCAGAACATGGCCAGCGCATTGATCTTCAAAGAGAACAAGCCGAAGCTGCTTTAAAGAGAGCGGTAGAGTTAGGGGATGCAGAAGGTACGGTTGTTGCTCAAAAAGCCTTAACGGATGTAACAATTGCAGCTAACAACTACCAACAAGCTCAAAGACGCACTCAAGCACAAGCGCAAGCACAAGCGCAAGCGCAAGCTCAGCCGCAGCCGCAGCCTCAACCGGCTCCGCAAGCTCAACCGGCTCCGCAACGTCCGGACCCTAAAGCTGAAAAATG